GTTTTAGATTTATTAATATCTGTCATTCGTTTAACAACACTGTTATTGCAATGACTACATTTTACTGTTTTTGTTCCTTTTTTCCTTTTGTATTGTCCATTACATTTTTGTGAACAAAATGGTTTACAATTCATTTTTTTACTTTTATGGTTGTTACTTTTAGATCTTTCAAAACTATTTTTACAATTAGTACATATGAGTTTCATGTGTGTTCCTATAGAGATTAGGCAAATATTGGTTTGTTGCGGCATCCTGCTAAGATGTTCCGGGGTAAAATACGGTGAGAGTTCGATTCTCTTACTCGCTGCTTTATAATATACATAAAAATTGGAATGATTGGATGAAATTTGGTTTTCGATTCCCCCACCTTCCGCTTGTGAGGCTTGCACATAAGGTGTCTGGGATGCCACTGGTCTGCAAAATCAGCGTTAAAGAGTTCGATCCTCTCAAGCCTCTTATGGAGATGTAGCAAACGTGGTCAATGCTCCTGTCTGAAGAACAGGGAATGCAGGTTCGATTCCTGTCGTCTCCACTTATAATGCGGTAGTAGTATAACGGCTATTATGCCAGCTTGCCAAGTTGGAGATCGGGTTTCGATTACCCGCTATCGCACTTAAAAGAAAGATATAATTTTGGAAAGACAATGGAACGAAAAATCAGAAAAACTGTAGACAAAAAAGATAATGATTTGACAAAGCAAAGATAATTTGCTATAATGAGGGCGTCAGGTAAAACTGGCTCACATACGGGGATTGCCCACAGGCGTGCTTATAACACGTTCCAGCTACAAAACAGTGGGAGGTTCTGGACAGGCTCGATTCCTGATCCCCGTACTTATTGCTCCATAGTGTAACGGTAGCACCACAGTCTCTGACACTGTTAGCCTGAGTTCAAATCTCAGTGGAGCATTTTTTGGCCTTGTAGTATAATGGTAATACGACACTTTGGTATAGTGTAATCCGGGGATCGTAACCCCGCTTGGCCTCTCGTTTGTGGCAGGGATGTTGGCTTAGAAGCAGCCATCATTTAAAGAGTTGGATCTATCGAATAGACAGGTAAAGCACCAAGATAGATGCGTGTGGAGAAACACTCCAGCCCTGAGCATATGCGGGGTCGTGATGCAAATATGCGGCAGTCTCATTTGGCGTAGAAGCACACCAGCCACAACATACAACCTAGCAACCTGAGAAGGTTGCTTTTTTTATGGAAGGTAGAAGATGAAAAAAGAACAGCTAAAAACAGGACCGCTCACTGGAGAATGGTTTCCAGTTAGTGACTATCATGGCAATGTAGATGATGTTATCTCAGGACTATATTATGCCCTAGAATTTCTTGGTGTAAAAAATAAAGGGATTGCAATCTGTGGAGCCGCAAGCGAAAACCCAAGAGTAAAGGTCGTATTTTGAAAACACTAACACTAATTTTACTGCCCAATCGTTATAAAACGCAAACATCTGCAATTCGAGAAGATCGGATTGTGGATACTTTTGGTATTGCCTCCGAAAAAAATAAGAGAAATCTTTCTATTCCCGCTGCGGAAGCTATCAAGCAACAGGCTAAAGAACTGGATATTGCGGTTGAAGTCAGAGATGGTAATAAACCACTTCCTAAGGTCACGACCGACTCAGTTATTATCGTCGATGAAAAACTCTATCTACCAAACTCCTATCTAGAAAAAGCGGTCGCTCTCTCTACCCTTTTTCCTTTGGCTACTCTCTGTGGACCTATTAATAACAATTCCTCGCAAAAGAAACCAGATTGGTTCGTTGAGGATATTCTTAAAATCTACAAATCCTACTCAATAGATATGTATAATTGTTCAGTGCTCAATATTACGAACGATGAAAACTATTGGCCTAGACTCAATAATTTGATAATTCCTCAGAAAAACTTTAATGATGCTGGTGGTTATCAGTCGATAAATAATCCTAAGCTCGGTAAAGTCTACAAGAACGGAAAGCTTGTGAACAGTTTATCAAAGGTTGGAGATATTGTTTATTCAGACGCTATCAGAGCAAAATACGTTTTCAATGACGAAGAGTTTACTCATAACGCTATGTGTTTATATTTCTATGAGGCAGGGTATCTCGACGCAATAATCCATGATGATACTGAGAGGATAGTCTGGGAGAAGTATGTAAACAACTCTGAGAGGTTTGATTATTCGATGCCGGTATGGGTTGCTATGAATGAGAATATTAAGGATGAGCAAAAGAAAAAAGAATACGCGAAGAAATTGGTTGTGTTTAAGACATTGTACAATTTAGGGTTTTGTGAAGCTATTGAGGGAGGAGCGATTATATAGTGCTTAATCTATCTAACTGCAAGGGTTTTGATAGTCACAGATCGGGCTGGAAAGTTGCGATAAATGCTCTCAGACCGCTTCATAGTAAGAATGGAATTCTGTTTGATGACTTTATTGAAAGAACGCATTCTTGGGATTTTCACAACTATTATTCGGGTGGATTTAGAAAAATTCCGTATAAAGAACCTTGGGTTGGATTTTTTCACATTCCTCCAAACTGTCCTACGTGGTGGGATAACTGTCATACTCCTCAGTCAATTTTAGCGAGGCCCGCATTTCAGGAATCCTTAAAGCATTGTCTCGGTTTATTTGTAATGACCGACTACTTAAAGAGATTTATCGAGAGTCAGGTTGATGTTCCGGTAGCTAAGGTTTTTTACCCCACAGAATTTCCCCTACTCAAATGGAACGAACAGAGATTTTTTTCAAATAATAGGAAAAGAATTATACAATTAGGCTCGTTTTTGAGGGACTACTATGCTATAATAGATGTAGACACGGAGTTTTTCAAAGCATGGTTTCCGGGGAATTTTCAGTATTCGTACTACTATAGAAAAAAAATAGAAGAGATGTCTCCAGATTGGGGGTATATCGATAAAAAGCTTGATGCTCAAGTGTGGACACCTGTAGATTATCTCAATAATGAAGTTTTTGACGAATTTTTATCCGAGAACATAGGATTCATGAAAGTTTATGATGCGGCAGCATCTACTGGAGTGGTCGAGTGTTTGGCAAGAAATACACCACTGCTTTTGAATAGGCACGAGGCATTTGAAGAGTATCTTGGTAAGGATTATCCTTTCTTCTATGATACTCTTGATGAAGCCTCAAAGATGATCACGACCGAAAACATAATCAAAACTCATAGATATATGAAGGATCTTGATAAATCATTCTTGTATCCAAGGGTTTTTAGAGATCAAATAAAAGAAAGAGTCGAGAAATGGCAGCAGAATTAAAGTATATCAAAGGAGACCTATTTCAGAATCTCCCCAAAGATAGAAAAGTAATGATACCACATGTCTGTAATGATATTGGAGCGTGGGGTGCTGGATTTGTTCTAGCTATAGATACATACTCAGAAAAGCCAAAACAGGATTACCATAATTTTCTCGCCAGTATGAAAAAGTGTGGGAATGCTGATCCTCTGGGGTCTATCAATAACTCATGGATAGAAGACGGTAATATTGTATCAAATATGATTGCACAGAGAGGAGTTGATGGCAAGCATCCGTTAAGATATTTTGCCTTAATGGAGTGTATGCGGAAGGTGCGTGCAAACATGAACGGAAAGCATTCTCCCGACGAGATTTATTGCCCAAAATTTGGATCAGGTCTTGCCGGTGGTAATTGGTGTGCGATTGAGCGTATGATTATAGAATGTTGGGTGGACAAGGATATTAATGTAAAGGTTTTTGAACTATAAGAGAGGATGAGGCTGAATGATAAGTTGGTCAGTAGAATGGTGGTCTGAGGATGGTGACGTAATTGATTACGTGGAATGTGATGATTGGGAAGATATTCACGATATAGTCGATGAATATTCTCACAAGGTCAGTCTCTACGACACTATAGCTATTTGTGTCGTAGATGATATAGTTGATGAGGATGAAAGGTGGGAATTAACATGATTTATACTTGCATTATTGAGTGTCCAGACGGTTTAGTTGAAGACCCTCAGGAGTTTGACACTCCAGAAGAAGCAAGGGCTTATGGTGATGGTTTCGTGTCTGGATGTTTTGTGTCTGGATACGACGAAGCTGATTACTATGTAATCGAAGGAAAGTATGTAGATGGAGATTAATATTATAGCCCCGATCTGTTCGACTGGATATGGCATTGCGGCATACAATATAATTAAAGAACTCTCAAAAGAACATGATATAACTCTATATCCTGTTTCTAGCGAAGTTGAGTTTCAAGACGATTTTATTGTAGAAGCAATTGAACGTCAACAGAAACCAAATTTGGAAGCCCCCTGCATAAGCTTGTGGCATCAGGATTCCCTACAAACTCACGTTGGTCATGGTGAGAATATCGGATTCCCTATTTTTGAACTAGATACTTTCAGTCCTCTAGAGAAATCTAGCCTGAGACATTGTGATAGATTATTCGTGTGTTCAAAATGGGCAAAAGAGGTAGTTGAGAAAAACCTACCAGATTTTGATTCGTCAAAAATTCACGTGATTCCTCTCGGTGTTGACTCCTCCCTTTTTTCTTCTGCTAATCCTATCTCAAGAGATTCCACAGTATTTATAAATTGTGGAAAGTGGGAAATCCGTAAGGGGCATGATATCCTATTAGAAGCTTTCAATAAAGCATTTAACGATGATGATAATGTCGAACTTTGGATGCTCTCATATAATCCTTTTCTACAGCCGGGAATGCCTTACACTAATGAGTCGTGGCAAAACGCCTACAAAACATCCAAATTAGGCCGTAAAATAAATATAATACCAAGGCAAAGATCACATGAGGATGTGTATAATATAATGAGACAGGCCGATTGTGGTGTGTTTCCAGCCCGAGCAGAAGGTTGGAATCTTGAACTTTTGGAAATGATGGCGTGTGGAAAACACGTTATTGCGACTAACTACTCCGCTCATACAGAATTTTGCAATCACGATAATTCGCTTTTGATTGATTGTGGTTCAGAAAATGTTCCAGCCGTAGACAATATTTGGTTCAAGGGTCAAGGGGGATGGGCTGATTTTAATGAAGATTCTATGGATCAATTAATACAATATTTGAGAACAATCCATGTTACAAAGCAGGATGGTACATTATCTCCTAATGTTGGTGGTGTCTTTACCGCTAATAAGTATTCATGGAAAAATACATCACAGGAGATAATTAATGCCATTTGATACACCTTTAGATATTCGTAGAGCATACGAAAACGGACTTCCGGGTACTCCCTTTGGTGCAAAAGAATTAGATGAGTTTTTAGGAGAAGCGAAGCATCCTTTATTTGGTGCGGCAGCGTATAATCTTGAAGATTCAGGTAAAGGTAAGCTTGTTTTGCTTCATAAATTGATTAAGCAATATGATCCTAAATTTGGAGAGACAGAAAAACAAGACACTGGTGATTGCACAAGTCACGGGACTAGAAATGCGGCAGACCTTACCAGAGCAGCAGAAATTGTAAGTGGAGAAGCAGAGTCGTTTTTGGTTAGATCAGCTACAGAACCCATTTATGGTGCTCGTGGGCATTCTGGACAGGGAATGTCTGTTGTACGTGCAGCAAGATTTGTTACGGGTGACGCTGGACTTTTACTCAGAAAAAATTATGAAGACATTGATCTTGATCTTTCAGAATATAATGCTCGAATTGGTATGGGTTGGGGATCTCGTGGAGTTCCTGATAAGGTTGTTCAAAAGGCAAAAGAACACTCTTTCCAAACAGCCTCACTTGTTACTACCGTAGAAGAAGCACGTGATGCTATTGCGAATGGATACGCTCTGACAGTAGGGAGTAACTATGGATTCTCCTCTAGAAGAGATAAGCATGGAATCGCTAGAAGAACTACAAGCTGGAATCACTGTATGTGTTGGGCCGCTGTTGACGATACAAGACAAAGGCTTAATGAAACCCTATTTTTAATCATTAACAGTTGGGGGAGATGGAATAGTGGACCTAAAGTATTAGACCAGCCTGAAGGATCATTCTGGATTCGCGAGTCAGATGCCGCAGGAATGTTGCGTCAAAGACAAGCTTACGCATTATCTAGTTTTGACGGATTCCCACCTCAAAAAGTAGACTTCGATATGTTTGATTCTATGGAGGATATGATAGGATGAAAAAAGATATTTTTATAAGTGCTGGTATAATTCTACTATTTGTTTTCGGTTTTTTAGTGAAGCAACCGGGAATTACCCAAGAGCAAATTGATATGTATCAGAAAGATGCTGTTATGGTAATAGCGGATTCTTTTACTGAAAAGTTTGCTGAATTAGATATTGAAGATTGCCCTTGTGACGGCAGTGGTGTTATAACTCATGGAGACGGACATAAAACTCCTTGCCTGTGTTTAGCCAGTGGAGAATGTAAATGCAAATCAGAAAATACAGGAGCGAGATATGAACCTTGATGTTATTGTTTTAGTTGGTGGTGGATTGTTAATTCTTTCTAGTTTTGTGCCTTTTGGTAAAATCTTTAGTTTTATGAAGGATAAGATTAGCAAAATAAAAAGCACTGATGACGAAGTGATGGTTGATCCAGAAGCTAGTCATTATAATCTTGTAGATGCAGTTAGTAAGTTTACTGCCCTACACTCATGCCTTGAAAGAGGAGAAAAGACGAAGGCACTTGCTGCTCTTGATAAGGTTTTTCCATTGTTAAATGAGGAGGAATAATGAATAGTAAGTTTAGAGGATTTTTAGGAATACTCCTGATTCTATTTTATTATAGAGGACCGATAGTTGACTATGGTACAGTCTTAGTTGATAATTTGACTAAAGTCTCTGCGGTTGTCAATATTCCAACTCCTGACGAAGAAACTCTTGAGATAGTGAAAGAAAGTAAGATTGACGATTTTAACTATTCGGATTTCGATAGAGTTAAGCTTGCTATATTCTTTAATGAGTTTTCTCAGAACGTCAAAAAGATTCAAGAGGGGGCAGCTAATCAAGAGGTTTTCGAACACTTAGTTGATTCTTTCAACGAATATGGAAGTTTAGTTTCTTTTGAGAAAAGGTATGAAGGGTTTACTGAGTCAATAAAAAACCTCTTCAAAATTGCCATTTCTCCTGACGGTAACTACAAAATCTTAAAAAAGGAAGAGATAGACGAATTGAGTGAAATCTCTAAAGCTGTAGCTTGGGTGATCAGTAATGGATGAAGCAATAGAAAACCTACCTACATTAAGTTTTAGGCTGCATGAATGTGGAACCATTTCTTGTGAAATAAAAAACACGAGAGATCCTTTAGACGCCGCCTCATTGATAATTGGCATATATGACGAAAAGACTGTGGATACTTTAATTGAAGAGTCGAGCAGTTATTATGATAGTAATAATATTAGTGGAGCAGAGACGCTAATAAAAAGCCTAGTTACGGAAGCCTACAATAAAAGGAAGAGAATCATTACTCCGATTGATGCCGTAAGGAGAGGAGAATATTTTCAATGAAATTAGTTTGGAAAAGCTGGAATGCCGAACTTGAACATCAGGCATTGAGCGAAATAGAAAACGATAATGAAATCTCGTTTGATAAAATAATAGACTTAGACGCAAAGAGTGTTGTTTTTACTCCAGTTGGCCCATATCATAAAGACGACCCGATGAGACCTTCGAAACGTTGGGATTGTTTTGTTTGCTATACTGATTTTGATATAGGAACCGGAGAGTTTTTGGATATCGTAAGTAATATAGAGGGGGTAGAGGGGTTAGATATTTTAGGTAACTACTCCTTTTTCATTGGTTTTGGTAAACTGTTTGATACTAAAAAAGTTAAAGAAAGGGTAATAGATGAGGTTACAAAGTATGTCGAATCTTGAGAATTTTTCTAGTTTTGAGGAAATGCGTAATGACGAACAAATAAAAGCTATGGTTTATAGAGCTAGCGAAAAATATAGCAGATACCTAGATCCTCAGGATCTTGAATCTGAGATCGGATATACTCTATTTAGAGTTTGGAGATTACACAATGGGAAAAGAGGTAAAGTCAGTACCTATCTGTATAACTCTCTCAACAATAACCTTAGAAAGCTATGCGAGAAAACAAAAAGTGAGGGCAAAAAAAGAAGCGTAAACGATGATGTTTTTATGGATTATAGATCTAATAATCCAAGCATTAACGAGATTCTTGACGGACTAAAAAGTAGCGAGAAAGAGCTTGTTTTTGATCGTGTCGTCAATGGAAAAACCTTTACGGAACTTTCCAAGAAACACAATACGACACTCTATAAAATTATGAAAAAGTACGATAATTGCATAGAAAAACTAAAAAATTAGTGTTTTTAATGCTAAATGTGTATAATAGAGTAGGAAAGTAGGACTTTTTTATTAGGAAACAACGGAAAAAATAGAAATTATTTATTGGAGGAAAGTCCTATGACTACACCATCAAATAATAGTCACGTAAACAACACTTCAGGTGGAAGTTTTACTAAGCAAACTTACGGTGGTACTATTATGAACTCTCCAGCAGGTGCTGGAAGTTTGACAAAAAGTTTTTTGATTATCGATGCACTTGCAGACGATAAAGACATTAAAACTCTTCCACAAGAGTTCGATTCTGGCACACACATTTATAAGACTCACAAGCCTCTTACGGCTGGTACGTTTGCTTATAATGCGTCTACTCTAGGATCAGAGACATATCTATTCTCACGTGGTAGCACATCAATTTCTGGAGTATCTGACAATACTCTGTTGTTCATGGGTGCAGATAATCACGTGCGTTCTATTAACGAGTTTCAGCACGACTTTGGAGCTAAGTTGCTAACCGCTTGGAGAGCACATAGATTTAGCTATACTGGTCGTGACAAGAACGGTGCTGTTATTGCTTCACGTAGTAACTGGCTAAATGCTGCTCTTACAGCAGCAGGAACTCCATCTACACTAAGTACTACATTTATGTGGGATCTTGTCGATGGTAATGCGACTGATAAGCCAGCAGATGGAGCTATTCCAACTAGAGCAATTCCGGGTGAACTTGTATTCTTGGTAGACTTCGTAGACTACGCTGTTGCTACTTCTGGTAACAACTACGACTACGCTGAAATTACTGGAATATAATAATAACCGGAGGTAAAGATGATTGATCAACAAATCGTCCAAGTCTCTAAGGTTGAACTTTGGTTTGGTAGAGGCTTAATGGGTATAGTAACTGCCGTTTTAGTTTGGGTAGCATCAACACTGCAAAATACTCAAGTACAAATGGCAGAAGTTAGAAAAGAACTTGAAATTACTAAACCCTCAGAAGTTTTAGCCGCTGTCAATGCTTTGGACAGAAAAGTGTTGGGGAAAGAGGATATTAAGAGTATCATTATAGAAAATTCCCCTTGGAACTTTGCGTCTAAAGATTGGGAGACTTGGAAGCTAGAAACGGAAAAGAGACTCTATACTCTTGAGAGAGATATAAACAAACTAAAAGAAGAGGCAAATAATGATAAATAATATTTGGAAAATCTTGGTTGGTAGTTTTGGTGCATCAGATTCGCCTTTCGGGACTATCAATAAAAAAGACGTACTAAAGGTTTTGAGAACTGCCGCAATTGCCGGTATCGTTTCCGCTATTGCTGTAGCGACTGGAATGTTACAGGACGTTAGTTGGGGAGTTGTCGGACCACTAGCAATCGCCTTTCTTGAAGCTGTTCAAAGATGGTTAAAAGATAATAGCGAGGGTGAATAATAATGAACGTTGTTGACAAAGTTAAAGCGTGGGCCGATAGTAAAAGAGGAGGAGCACGTTACATCTCTAGTGACTCTAATGTGACCTATGAAGATATTGTTAAAGTTTGCGAAATGGCTAAAGTGGACGCTCCTGTATCTCGTGCTGAAGCTAAACCTAAAGTCACGGAGCCTAAAGATGGGTATAACAAACTCGATAATTAAGACGGTTCTTAGTTATTTTGGAGTTGATGAAAAGGAAGCGGAAATTATCAAAAGCATAATAGATCAATTTGATTTTGTTGAAAACGATAAACAGATTACCGTTTCCTGTAAAAAAGGATTCAAGATAACTATAGATAAATAAAGCGTGTAAACGCATACGAAGGTCGCTCACCGTGAGCGGCCTTTTTTATTTGCTTTTTTCTTTCTGAAACGAGTTTTTTTTGTGTATAATTACCTACTTTACTAAAATGTATGTACAGACGAAGATAATAACAACGAGGTAAACAATGTCATTAAAAGCGATGAGGGATTATACATATTCTGCAAAGTACGCGAAATGGATTCCCGAAAAGAAGAGAAGAGAAGTTTGGGGCGAAAGTGTTGATAGAGTCAAGGGAATGATGCTTGAGAAATATAAAGAAGATATCGAGTCAAACCCTCTTCTTTTAGAATATATTGATTTTGCTTACGATATGATGCGTAAAAAGAAGGTTCTAGGATCACAGAGAGCCTTGCAATTCGGTGGTGAGCCAACTCTCAAGAAAAACCTTAGAATATACAATTGCCTAACCTCATTTGTTGATCGCCCTAGATTTTTTCAAGAATGCATGTATGCTTTATTGTGTGGATGTGGCGTAGGGTTTTCTGTTCAGAAACATCACGTAGAAAAATTACCTACACTTATCTCATCAAAATCTGGTAAGAAAACCTTTGTTATCGAAGACTCCATTGAAGGATGGGCCGATTCAATTGGCGTATTGGTATGTAGCTACTTTCGTGACTCTGAACTTTGGAAAGAATATTGTGGCAAAAACGTATCCTTTGATTATACCAATATTCGACCAGAAAATAGTCCAATATCCAGTGGAGGAAAAGCACCGGGACCAGACCCATTAAAAGAAGCTCATCGAAAAATTCGAGCTATTTTGGATAAGGCACTTGAAGAATCTCAGTTCGCTTCGAAGAAACTTAAAAAACTTAAGCCTATAGAAGTTTACGATATCGTAATGCATTCAGCAGACGCTGTTCTTGCTGGTGGAGTTAGAAGATCGGCAACTATTGCTATCTTCTCTAAAGATGATGAAGAGATGATGAATGCAAAAACTGGTAACTGGTTGGCTGAAAATCCACAAAGAGGAAGATCGAACAACTCAGCGTTGTTACTAAGAGGCGAAACCTCTAAAGAAGAGTTCCTGAAATTTATCGAATCAGTTAAACAATACGGAGAGCCGGGATTTGTGTGGGCAGATTCTACAGAAATTGGATTTAACCCTTGTGTGGAAATTGGGATGTATCCAGTTGATGAGGAGACTGGACAATCTGGCTGGCAAGGATGTAACCTATCCACAGTAAACACATCAAAAATCAAAGATGAAGAAGATTTAAAACAAGCTATAAAAGCTGTTACTATTATAGGAACTCTTCAGGCTGGCTTTACAGATTTCTCGTATTTCACCGAAGCAAGTGAAAGAATTTTTAGGCGTGAAGCACTGCTTGGCTTATCTATGACAGGAATAATGGAGAAGTCGGAGATATGTTTAGATGAAAAGGTTCAACGAAAGCTAGCTAAGTATGCTAAAGATGTTAATGCAGAGGTTGCAGAACTGATTGGTGTTAATAGAGCAGCAAGACTGACCTGTATTAAACCAGAGGGGTCAACAAGTTGTATGCTTGGAACATCTTCTGGTATCCATCCTCATCATGCGAAGAGGTATATCCGTAGGATTCAAGCCAACAAAAACGAACCTATTTACCAGCACTTTAAAAGTAAAAACCCTATTGCCTGTGAAGAAAGTGTTTGGGGAAATGGTCGATCAGATCAGATTAATTTCTGTGTAGAAGTGCCAGATGGTTCCAAGACGAAGAACCAAATCAGTGCTATCGACCTACTTAATATAGTAAAATCAACTCAAAAGAATTGGGTGATTGCTGGAACGAATGAAGACCTTTGCGTAAAGCCATATCTCAGACATAATGTTTCTAATACTATCAACGTTAAACCTGAAGAGTGGGATGAGGTTTCCGATTTCATTTATAAAAACAGAGATTACTTTTGTGGTATCAGTCTCCTAGCCTCAACTGGAGATAAGGATTATCCACAAGCTCCATTTACTACAATCTATCTCCCCTCAGAACAGGTGGCTTATTACGGGGATGGAATCATGTTTGTGAGCGGATTAATTGATAAAGCTTTAGAGTTGTGGGAAGATAACCTATGGCAAGCGTGTGACGACTTGCTAGGCATAGGAAAGCAAATTAGGGGAGAAGCAAAAAGAGAATGGAAAGAGCGTTGTGAAAGATATGCTAGAAACTATTTTGACGATGATGTTAAGAAATTGACCTATGCGATGAAAGATGTTTACAACTATAAAATGTGGACAGAGTTGAAACGTGAATATAAAAGCGTTGACTATACAGAGGTTATTGAAGAAGAAGATTCTACCAACTACAAAGGTGAGAGTGCCTGTGCAGGTGGTAGTTGCGAGGTTATATATACATAATGGTAAATACAATACAAAGATATAACGCTTTAGGTGTTTTAATAGATGATACTTGGCTATCTGGCGTACAGAGCGTAGAAAGGCCAACATCAATTGAGAATTCTTCACCGAATGATACAGGGAGAATTCAATCCAGTAATGTATTTATATCTCCCAATAATAATATAGATATTACAATCACAAGAGTTATTGGTGATATCGCTCAATTTTTCTATCAGCCAGCAAGCCTAACAAATTATGCCTCTACTTTTTTACTTGCTAATTCAAATATTGGGATGAGTGGTTGGGATTCTCTCAAAGAATACAAAGTTCAGGTCATATGGGGGAGTGATGATGATGCGTACTTGGGAGCAAACGCTTCGAATTACGTTTCACTCGATACTTTTGAGTACTGTCTATTGACTGGAATTTCTTATTCAATTAGCGATAGAGGAATAATAAACGAGACTGTCAACCTTACGACCAGAAATCAAACCGTAACGAGTGATAGTTCTTTAGGGGCGTTATCTCTCCCTAGTTTTCCAGAGACCTTAAACCCACTTAGGTCACACAACATTGAGATTGGTTCCTGTGTTTTTCCAACTATTCTTACCTCTATTTTCGACAATAGCTGGAACGATACTAACGGAAGAGATAGCGAGCATGGAAAGTACGCCTTAACTTCTATTGAAATGGCTTTATCAATTGATTATGGAGAACTAAGCGATCAAGGGAGACCTAGAGGATCTGTTACCGCTTCTGAACAGAACAAGTGGCGTTTTGTTTCTAATACTACAGTGGAATGTGCTATTACCGGAATAGCTAGACAATCAGATTTTACCAAGGCTGTTTCTGATGAAAACTTCTCAACTTACCCCTCTCCTGATTATCAACTTAAAATCGTTGGATTATTAGGAACCGATTATTATGTCTGGGATTTTGGGAGTAAGAATTTTATATCATCTTACACAACACCCCTAGCTACTGCTCCTGATGGAAGATCGGAGTTTTCAATGACGTTCTCAAATAGGAGACATGATTTTGTTCCTTATGTAAATTCTTCAGTTCTCAATTTAATCCAAAGTGGTACATATTAATGACAAATCGTAAAAATAAGAAGTATAGAAAGTCAGACGAAAAACCAAGTAGAGGAAAAGTAACAGCAAAAACAAAAGGGCAGGAAGATTTTATAGATGCTATCGATAGTTCAGAAATTGTGTTTTGTACTGGACCAGCAGGAACCGGAAAGACAACGATATCCGCAGGAACCGCATGTGAATATCTTTTAGATCCTGAAATAAATATATCAAGGATACTTATCACGAGACCGATTGTGGAGTGTGGTAGAAAACTTGGTTTTTTACCCGGAGACGAAAAGCAAAAAATTCACCCTTATCTTGAACCTATTTTAGAAGAACTTGGATTGTATCTAACGTTTAATCAATTAAGGGATTTTCAAGATCGAGGAATTATTAAGATATGTCCACTTGAAACAATGAGAGGCCGAAACTATCATAATACTTTCATGATTCTAGATGAAGCACAAAATGCAGAATATGGTCAGATCAAAAACTTCTTGACTAGGATCGGGATGAACTCAGTTGCTGTTTTGAGTGGCGACACTACCCAAGTCGATTTAATAAAAGAAGACAGTGGTCTTGAGAAGGCTATCGGTAGAATAAATCACGTAGAGGGCGTCTCTCACGTTGAATTAACAAGGGAAGATATCGTGAGAAGCGGTATTGTGGGGAAAATTATCGATTTTCTTTGAAAAAGGTTTACGAGCCGACTATAATGTATACGAACCCGTTCTTTCTAAGGGCGGGTTTTTTTTGTGGAGATTGTAATGAATATTGAAGATAAAGTTGTAAAGGAGAAATATCCTGATGCCTTTTTATGATTACAGATGCGAGAATTGTGGAGACTTTGAAGAACTCGCCAAAATAAATGAGAGAAATAAAGTCAAGTGTCCTGAATGTGACAAAAAAGCGACGTTGCTTTTATCTGCTAATTCAGTAAAGGGAGATCCATCGACTATCGGTGCTCTTGCAGACGCTAATACGAAAAAAATGGGTAGATATGAAAAAGAAGATAGAATGATTGCTGATGGAAGTGCCGCTAAGAATCAAGCGAGAGAGGAAATGAGGCATCAATATAAATTAGCAAGCCTTACCCCAAAACAGAAGGAAACGTATATCCATGAAGGAAAATTACCTTAATCTCCCTCCTAGTTGTTTATCTACTCAACTACCTATTTGCCCCCATTGTAACGATACAAAGCATATTACAGCAGATAAAGGAATAAAATTAGGAGGAACACCCTATCAAGTACTTACATGCACAAAATGTTGCGTTTCTTGGGATATGAGGTACGATTTTATGGGTGATTTCTAAAATTCCCCCTTTTTTACTTGCTAAACCTATTTTAAATGTGTACTAAGGAGTACGAAAATGACAGATACAACCGCACCGCATTGTGCAATTATTACGTTTGACATCAAAATACACCAAAAACTTTCTGATGGATCTCTTCATCCTACTATAATGACAATGGACGAGATGAGGGAACATGGAATCACAACAAAAGCTTCCATGAAAGTTGAGGGATTCAACCAGAAAAAGTGTATTGAGAACCTAAAAGAAAAATTGGAGAAACTAAATGAGTGAATCTGTGTCAGAAAAGGCAAAATCTTTCCGTCCTGATGAAGAGTCTGCCGTTTTTTACTATAATAAAAACAGAGAGATCGTTGATGACGATTTTACTGCTGTAGCTAAATTGTCAGCAGTTAAAAAGGATGGAGAAGAAAAGTATACATTTTATTTGAGAAAAAGTGAAGGAGATATCTATGATCCCTACGGGGTCAGACAAATTACCAAGTCAACAATTCAACTATATCCTTACAAAAAGGTAGATAAGGAAGTGTTTGATTTGTATTTTGAATATCTTAAAACAAGAAAAGATATCTATTTAATTAAAGCAAAAAGAGAAGACATTAACCAGAGGAGATGAATATGGCTAAAAGAGGTGCATTATCAATTGAAGAGAAACAGCAGGTATTAGACACTGTTAAATCTTCCGAAGATTTCGAAGATCAGGCTTCAGCGTTGGCAGAGGATATGGATCGTACAGAAGATATCCTACTTAAGTATTATCAAGAACTCAAAGATCTTGGACTTGTAGTTTCTTCTGAGGATGAAGTTGAAGAAGTTTCGCAGGTAAATCAAGAAATGGAAAAGATCAAAAGAGATCATATGCAACAGATTTATCCTTCTCAGAAGGGAGCGACTGTTGGAACTCCTATGGCATCGCAGTACACCGATGAGATTAATAAGAAAAGATCTTCTAAACCTAAAATGGGAAAATATGCTGCTAACGTACAAAAAATAAGGAAAGATCAATGAACGTATGTGTCGAAAAGGACGAGTATATCAGAGAGTTAATCAGAAGCACAAAGATGACTTGGAAGATAACTCTTACTGATGGAACAATTGTTTGGGGAGATCCTGATAGGTATAGTGTCAATGGAGAAGAACCTGAGGATAAAAAGCCTTGGAATCGCTTGAGAGAATATTGTAACGAAAAAAATCTATCAGTTACAAAGGTTCAAGTGATTTGCATGGGTGCTCCTGAGGATGTTTTATTTGAAGATCCAGATGGGGCAGACGGAATATTTGTAAAGAGAGGATTTTCAAGAAGTCAAGATATGGAAACTGGACATTCTCAAGCTTTCCAAAACCTATTAGTAGGGGTTTTGAACGAAGAAGGAAATGAGATAGATGTTGTCAAATATTCTTGGCCCCATAATCAATTTGAAGATTTCGAGCAGAAAAGGATTCCTACTGAGGAAAACGTTAGTGAAATGCTTTTCAAAGTTGGAAGCAAAAAGAAAGAGAAAGTGAAAGAACTCCTTAATGGCTAAAGAGCGATCTGAAAAATCTAAATATAAATCCCCCTCGTCTGGAGAATACTGTACCGCAGCACAATGGCTGGCTGAAACTATGTGCTTTAGGATGGCAGAAAAGAATAACGAGGGGTCACTTGCTCATAAGTTTTGGAACACAAAAAAGTGGAAAAAAACCTATAGTTGGCAAGTCGTTTGTGCTAATCGTTTAATAAAAAAGTTTGGCGAGAGAACTGTAATATCCTATATTAAGAAGAACAAATGGATTCCGTCTTTAGGGATTAAGACTCTTCCTGATAAATTGAAAAAGCATAAGTGGTTTGTCGATAAAGAGATTGAGCAAGAAAAAAAGAGTTTAGAAAAGGTTGAAAAACCAAAAGAGGCAGAGACAGACGCTAGCAACGTAAAGAGGAAAAATAAATCAGTTTTTTCGAGGCTAAAATAAATGGCGAAAAAGAAGTCAAAGAGTATACCACTACCTGCTTACTTGAAGGTGTTGGATGATAAGTATAAAAAGGAATATGGTAAGATAATTTATTCTGGACTAGACGTATTAGAGACGAGAAGAAATCATAAGTTACTTAGTATCACTCCATCGTTAGATATGGCACTTGGAGGTGGAATAAAAGAAGGAACCGTTACTATTATTAGTGGAGATGAGGGATGCGGAAAGACGACCCTCGCTTTACACATGGCAGCGAAGCATCAGAATGATGAAACTTTTATTCAGTCCGATGGAACTACTGGTAGACCAGTATTTTACTTTAATTCGGAAGCTAGACTTGATGAGAAGCATTTTTCGGGAATCAAGGGTCTTATCCCAGACAAGCTAAAGGTTATTCAAAAAGATCCTGAAGGCAAAATTATTCCAGCAGAAGTTTTTTTGGATTCCAGTATATCAATTATGGGTGATCCTGCCAATAAGGGGGCTATGGTAATCTTGGATTCCAGTTCAACGCTTATTCCTCAAGGGGAGTTGGATGAGGATATTAAGGCAACTCGAAATTCTCTTCCGCGATTACTGGCTTTATGGTGCAAGAAGTTTTGTCAAATAATTCCAGATAACAATATCACATTGATTATTATTACCCACTTGATTACCGATACCAGTCCAAATGGTAGAGGTAGGAAGATACCAGATTGCGGTAAAAAGATCAGGTACGCTGCCGATACTATTCTCAAGGCAGATTATATTACCAGATGGAAAAAGAGCGATTCAGATCCAGACCATATCGGACAACAAATTCACTGGTCAATAGATAAGTCATCGATGGCATCTACCATTAAAAAGACCGATAATTGGCTGAGATATGGAATTGGAATGGATGAAACCAAAGAAGCTATTGACATTGCCGCAGATTTTGGTATAATAGATATTTCTGGGAGTTGGTACAAACCATTTGGCGAAGAAGGGGAGAAGATTCAAGGTCTCTCCAATTTTCTCGACTGGATTGATGAAAACCCAGACTACATAGAGAACATAAAATCTCAAATTAAGGAATTAGTATGAAGGTTGTAGGATTTGACGGTCGTGAATATTCTTTTACTCCATCAAGCAAGCAATCCTCAGTTTCAAAGAGGTCCAAGTTACATGAAAAAGCTTACGACTTTTTAAGGGAAATTTTTCCATACTCAAATATTCTCCAAGAGGTTACTTTACCCGGATCAAAAACTGGTAGAATAAAATGCTTAACGGCAGACTTCTTTTTGCCGGTAGAGAGAATTGTAGTAGAAGCACATGGGGAACAACATTTCAAATTTAATTCTCATTTCTTCGATTCCAAAAAGGATTTTCTTTTAGCACAGGCTAGAGATAAGAAAAAAAAGGAATGGTGCGAAAATAATGGAATAACCTTTATTGAGTTTGCCTACAATGAAGATGAGGAAGATTGGAGAGGAAAATTTTGATAATAGATCCGAACATTAAATATGAAGACTATACTGACAACGAAACGGTCAAGGAATTCCTCTTAAAGATACAAGAGTGGAAAGACCTAAACAATGTATACAACTGTGACTTCAACGATAAAAATAAAGACGAAGTTAAGAGATACATGAATATGCCTTACGATAAAATTCGTAGCATGAACTCTAACGAAGTTAATTATGCCGCATATTTTCTCCATAGGTACGTTCAATATCTCTATGGTATACTAGGGAAAGAGCAGTCTATTTTGGATTGGGCAAACGAGAGCATCTACTACATAGTTAGTGATAAAATTAATGACTATGGCGATGGATATACTAAATGGGAGCAGAAGTTTTATTCTGCGGTTAAAGAAAATCCACTTGCTAAGGAAATTTTCAAGCTCAAGACAAATTCTTTGAGTAGGGTAAAAAGTATTGAGAAAACAATTTATCCGATAGAGAAAATGGCAAATACATTAGAACAAATAGGAAGAAATAAATCATGAAAGAGAAGATACTTAATTTGATAAAAAAAGGGTGTAAACTAGGCGATAATGAATTCATTGATATCGGAATCTCGCTAGTGCCGGAAGAGTCAAGAGAACAGGCTAGCAAAATCTGCAATAAGATTTTTAAGCTAATTCCTGAAGATGGTGGAGAACCGGATGATGACCTATTATCAATTCTGGAAGATCTTCTTGTTGATAAAAAAGTCTATCATGAAATGAGAGTCGAAACTGATGAAGTCGATACCGATTATTACGCAAATGATTTCAACGACCCCATCAGAACAAGGGAATCAAGATCGGTAATTTCTGAAAATAGACCAAATATGTTCAATCCTAAAGACTATAATTCTATAGGAAGGGACGAGGATCATCAAAAGCATAAAGCTGAAAGCAAGCCGATTAAAAAACCGAAGGCAAAAAATATTAGAGTAAAATGTACCGATTGTGGAAGTCCTTTTGAGATTCCTCAGGAACTTTATATTGGTGAAGATTACGGAACGAAGTGTAATGATTGTTTGGGGTGAAAATGACAGAGTTGAAAAACACAGCAGCAGAAAATGCAGTATTGGCTGGACTATGCCAGTACGGGGTAGATTTCTTCTATGAGATAGATTATATAGAACCACAAGCCTTTTATGACGTTAATAACCAAAGGCTATTCAAATGTTTTGATAAGATTTTTCAAAATTCAGAAGAGATTGATTTAACGTCTATATTATCTACTGCAACAGAACTTGGCTTTTATGAAGAGATTGCAAATGATGAAGAGATTGGTTTTATCCGATCTCTTTTTTCTATGCCAATCACTCGTGCAAATGCAGAAGTTCAAGCATCTAAACTAACAAAGCTACTCTTTGCGAATAAGGGTGCTGTTTTAGCAGATAGAATTAAGCAGGCTTTATCTGACGTTAGCGGTAGCGAGCCAATTCTCGATATCATTAATTTGATTGAGACTCCAGTTCTTGATTTTACTTCGCAAATATATAAAGAATCTGATAATAAGGCTATCCGTCCCGCAGATAGTATCGATGAATACCTTGCCGAAAAAGAAGCTAATCCGGTAGATATGATTGGTATCTCCACCGGATGGAAGTGGTTTGATAAGGCAATTGGTGGTGGACTCAGAAGGAAATGTGTTGATCTTATCGGAGCGAGAATGAAGGTCGGTAAAAGTTTTACTGCTGATGCTCTATGCATGAATATAGCTTCTCGCGACATTCCTACTCTTATCGTCGATACTGAGATGGGGAAAGATGATCATAATGACAGAATGATTTCTTGTCTTAGCGGTGTAGATATTGAGAAGATATCAACCGGAAAGTATATTAAAGACCCAGAAGAAACAAGAAGAGTCAGAGAGGCAGCTAAAAAATTCAAAGAAATGAACTACAAATACGTTAACGTTTCTGGAACAAAGTTTGCCACAATTCTAGGTATCATTAGAAACTTTATTTATCGTGATGTTGGATTCGATGAAACAGGTCGAGTTAATGATTGTGTAATCATATATGACTATTTCAAAGTAACCGATCATGGCGAAATCAATGATAGCATGAAGGAATACCAGTTACTAGCCTTTAGTATGATGGACCTTCACAACTTTGCTGTTAAATATGATGTTCCAATCGTATCTTTTATTCAATTGAATAGAGATGGTATTACAAGAGAATCTACAGATGTTGTTGCTGGAAGCGATGGTATTCTCAAAACTTGTACCAGTTTCAGTATATTAAAGGAAAAGAGTGAGGAAGAAGTAGCGAATGATGGTCCCGATAGAGGAAATAGGAAATTGGTTCCCATTGTCGCTAGACACGGTGCTGGACTAGAAGGAAGCGATTACATAAACTTCAATTACAAGTTTAATATTGCTACTGTAAAAGAGTTGGAAACAAGAGATTTTTACTTAAAGAACTCCGAGGGATTTGAGAATGATAGCTCAGGAACAGATATTCAAGATAGCTGAATCTCTTAATGAAGATCCTAAGAAGATTCTAGATAAATTCCATATAGAATACACTGAGGAACACAACAGACTAGTGTTTCCCTGTCCGGTCCATAATGGAGATAATCCAACTGGAGCGTGTATTTTTACCGATGGAGATTCCGCTAAGGGGAATTGGGTATGTTGGACTCGTGGATGTCATGACGACTACGGCAATAATATTTTCGGATTTATTCAAGGGATATTAAGTTGCCTGAATGATGAAGAAATCGCTTTTCCACAGGTGATCAACTGTGCAAAAAGTTTGGTTGGAGATATAGATTTTTCCGTGTCTTCGAAAAAGTACAATAATAACAAATCTAACCTTTTTGATGTTTTTGAAAAGAAAAATAAGGAACTGGAATTACCAAATATTTCAAGAGAAACGATTATCAATAAGCTGGATATTCCATCTCAGTATTACACTGGAAAACTCACCAATCCAAATATATTAAAGAGACGGACATACTATGAACCTGAAACTCTATATAAATTTGATGTTGGCGACTGTATGGACAAGGATAAGCCAATGGCTTTTAGGGCAGTGGTTCCAGTTTACACCGAAGACGGAAGATATGCTGGCTGCACTGGAAGAAAGATTTATGAGAATAATGAATACCCGAAATGGAAGAATTCTACCTCAAAAGGTGTCTTTTCTTCACTTTTTTATGGATTTAATCAATCAAAGTCGCTAATTGAGACTATAATGACTGTGTTCGTAGTTGAAGGACAAGGCGATGTTTGGCGTTGTTACGAATCCGGTGCTGAAAATTGCATTGGGCTGATGGGGTGTGACCTCTCTGAAAGTCAACTATTGGTCTTGGAGAAAACCATGATTCAAAATATGGTCATACTCACAGATTTTGATGATGCTGGAGAAAAGGCAGCAGAAAAAATCGCCAAGAAATGTGGCAGGAGATACAATATCCATCGACCAGTTATTCCGAAGTCACTGATGAGAGACATTCAGAGATTTTATAAAACACAAGAAGAGAAGGCAGATGTAGCCGATCTAACAAAAGAGGAGTTTCAGGAGCATATATTAGATAAACTCCCCAAGACGTTCAAAGAAGCAATGTTATTAAAAGAGGAAAAATAATGGAACAGAAAATTTTAGGTATTGCAGGAAAAAAACAAGCGGGTAAAAATACCCTCTCTAATTTTCTGCATGGTTTACAATTACAGTGGAATGGTATTATTACAAACTTCGCAATTGACGAAGAGGGGGAGTTGATTGTAGAAGGTCTACCAACTATAATTGATGGTAAGGAACAGCTTGCAACAGTAAAGTTAACGGTTGATCAAACTAATGATTTCCGTTTTGCAAGATGGGCTGCTGATTCAATGTGGCCTTTTATTAAGAATTATAGCTTTGCTGAGTCACTAAAAGAAATCGCTATCGATTTATTTGAGTGTCCTCGCAATCTTGTATATGGTACTGATAAAGACAAAAAAACAGTAATGGAGCATCTTCGTTGGGAAAACATGCCGGGAGTATGTACTGATAATGTCTACAATGATCGTGCTGTACAGGAAACGAGCGGTATGCTTTTAGATGAGTGTTTGTCGTATCACGAACCCGGACCAATGACCATTCGCGAATTTCTACAATTCTTCGGTAGCGATATTATGAGGAAAATGTATGAGTCGATATGGGTCAATCGTTGCATGAAGGATATCCTTACAGAGAATTCTGGAGTTGCTGTTATTTCTGACTGTCGTTTCAATAATGAAATAGATGCCGTACAAGAAAATAATGGCAAAATAATTGGTCTAACTAGAAATCCATTTGACGATAAACACAAGTCCGAAAATTCATTCGATCTTGAAAAATGCGATGCTGTGATTGATAATCAGGATATGAACATTAGAGAGATGTGCGATGAAGCTGTTAAAATCCTCAAGGATTGGGGATGGATTCAGACCTTTGTCCCAAAAGGGGATTTTTTTATAGCTATAAAAGACTTGGTACAGAAAAGAAGTTCTGCCACAATGAAAATCAATCCAGCTAAAGAGGGAAAAAATATTTAATGTATGCTAATTACTTTAGAAGTTCGAGCATGAACGGATATGATATGTGCGAAATGCAATATTTCATATCTTACAATCTTGGGATTCATGGAGGATCTGGGAAAGCCGCAAACAAAGGAACCGTAATTCATAAGGTTATGGAAATTTTGGCGGGACTCAAACTCTACGAGCAGGAAAATCCAAAAAAGAGAAAATTGATCTTAGATGATGATGCTGTTGGTGAAATCAAAATCAACAAGTCAGAATTAAGAACTCAAGAATTTGTAGATAGAATGTTGGAAGAGTGTTACGAATACTACACTTCTAAATGTGAGAAAGATTATACAAATGCAGACTGGAAATTTTGTGTAGAGTGGCTTAATGAAGCTTTAACGTTTAAAGATGGTCGCTATGATCCTCGTAATCAAGAAATTTTCAAGCCAGAACAACACTTTGATATTGAAATTAAAGAGGATTGGGCAAAATTAGATCAGGTCTTACCAGACGGAACTAAGATGACTGGATATCTGAGTCTAAAAGGCACAATCGATCTAGTTGTTAAAGAAGACGAGAACACTTTACAAGTGATAGATTACAAAACTGGAGCTAGAAAGAATTGGGCGACTGGAGAGGAGAAAGATTACGAATATCTCGATCAAGATCCTCAACTACTTCTTTATTATTATGCTCTTAGAAAAATGTATCCTGAATATAACATTATCATGACGATATATTTTATTCGGGATGGTGGTGCTTTTAGTTTCTGCTTTGATGACGAACATGAAGAAATTTTCATGGAAAAACTGAAAAAGAAGTATACTCAGGTTTTGGAGAATGATCTTCCAAGTTGCGTGAAGTATTCAAACAAGATAATGGCAGACGGGAAACCCGAGAAAAATAAGTGTTTTATGTGTAGGTACGGTAAGGAAAATTGGCCCGGAACAAACACTAGAATCTGTGATTTTGTTGAGGCAAGTGTTAAATATGTGGGACTTGATGAAACAATGAAGAGTCTTAAAAGAGATGACTTCGATATCTCTTACTATCATGCACCGGGGAGTTAAAGATAATGCTAAGAAACTACACTCACAATTCGTTACACTCTTCTTTTATTAAGCCTAAACAGCTTGCAAAATTAGCAAAAGAAAAAGAGTGGAAGTTTGTTGGGATCTGCGATAAAAATACGATATCGGGGATGGTAGACTTCTACAAGGCGTGTAAGGATGAAGAAGTCAAGCCGGTAATTGGAGTGGAACTCGACGGACTTCCATTTTATGCTCTTAATAGAGATGGACTGAATACTCTCATCTCTGTCTGTTCCAAGATGGGACTTGGAGAAACCGTCTCTGAGTCAGAGATTGCTGATCTTCAACTCAATAAAAACCTTCGTCTTTTTTCTGATAAGACCGCAAACTACTTTGATGGAGACTATGCGGAACTAGAGCTACTTGTAAACTCTAATAAAGAAACAACCCCTGAAGAGAAAAGGAAAGTTCTTAGTGAATCTGATTTTGTTTCCGAATATGAAACTAATGAAGAGTACTTAAGAGCAAAAGAACTTGCAGATAGCGTTGAGGATTATGGATTGGCGTCTAGACCTATCCTCCCTTCCTTTTCTTGCCCAAACAATCTTTCCCCAGACGAGTTTCTAAGACAGCTTTGTAGAGACGGTTGGCGTGAAAAGCTAAAGGGTACAGACAAGATAGATACTCCCGAAAAGGAAAAGGAGTACGCCGATAGAGTAAAATATGAACTTGAGGTACTGCAAGGTGCTGGACTTTCTTCATATTTTCTCATCGTGTGGGACATTGTGAATTACGTTCGCGATCAAGGGTGGTTGCCGGGACCGGGGAGAGGGAGTGCTGCCGGTTGCCTTGTCTCGTATCTAATTGGGGTCACTCAAACAGATCCTATCGAATACAACCTTCTGTTCGGTCGTTTCTATAATAAATCAAGAAACACCGCTACGAGAGTTGAGCTTCCAGATATTGATGTGGATATTCCGTCTGAAAACAGAGCAGATGTTCTAGAATATATTAAACAGAGGTATGGTAATGAGAATGTGTGTCATATTGGAACGTTTGGTACATTTCAGGCTCGTTCTGCTCTAGAGATTGCGTTCAAGCAAAAAACCGATCTTCCATTTGGTGAGATTAAGGAAATCACTAAGATGATGCCAGAAAAGGCAAAGGTCGAAGACCAGATGGAAGATGTAGAAGAGACTTCTCTGCTACTATGGACTCTAAAACATCGTCCAAAAATAATGGACAAATATTGTCGAGTAGTATCTAATGATGACGGTGAATTTCATTATGTTGGTGATTATGCGGAAGTATTCAAGCTTGCTGTAGAAATTGAAGGAATCTATAGACAGCACGGAAAACATGCTGCTGCTGTTGTTATTTCTCCAGATCCAATTAAGAACTTTATGCCAGTTCGTATTGATGATGACGGCGATATTGTAAGTACGATCACTATGAAAGAAGTCGAGTATATGGGTGGACTTAAACTCGATATTCTTGGGGTAGATATTCTCAGTAAAATCTTGGGGATCGTAAACAAGAGCAAAAAGATTAAAACACTTTCTGAGTTGAATAATTTTGATGATGAAGAGGTTTGGGATCTGATGTGTGAAGGAAGAACTAAGGGAGTATTTCAATTAGACTCAGATACTGGTCAAACTTGGTCAGCAAAAGTTAAACCTAGAAGTATCAAGGAATTGTCAGACCTCTCTGCTTTATTAAGACCGGGGGCGTTAGGTGCTTCTCTCGAAGGTAAGAGTATGACACAGCACTACGTTGATCGTAAATTTGGTGCTAGTTTTGATTATCTTCACCCTTCTCTTGAGCCTATCCTAAAAGATACTTATGGGATTATTGTATATCAAGAACAGGCGATGAAAATCGCAACTAAGCTTGCGGGATTTTCCGAAGAACTTTCTGATGACTTGAGAAAAGCTATTGGTAAGAAAAATGCAAAGCTTATGAAAGAGCTAAAGCAAAAATTCATTGATGGTTGTGAAGAGGTTGGACTTGTAGACGCTAAAATCGCTATGGATATTTTTGATAATATCGAAAAGGCAAACAGATATTCGTTCAACGCTAGCCATAGTGTGGTTTATGCTGTAAATGCTTATTGGTCGGCCTATTGTAAGGTTCACGATACTCCTATATTTTTTGAGAAATATCTGAACCATGCACACAAAAAGCCAATGTGGAAAGATGAGGTTCGCGATCTTGTTATGGATTGTAGAACATTCTCAATTGATGTTAGTCCCCCAAATCTTTCTAATCTCTACCGTGATTTTCATTATGATGAAGAAAAGAACTCTATTTTCTACGGTCTTTCTAGAATAAAAAGCGTCGGAGATAAAGATTGTGATGATTTTTTTCGAAAAATCGATGAAGCCGAGCTAAAATTAGGTAAGAAGGTAGAGGATTTTACTTGGATCGAAATTCTCATGTTGATTCTTTCTGGCCTCAACAAGAGAGCTAGTGTTCCTTTGATATGCACAGGATCGCTATTAGGGAAAAATAGTAATGTGAGCAGAAATAGAATGCTCTATGAATATGAAACTTTGAAAAGCCTAAACAAAAATGAGGTAGTCTGGATGGTGGATAATTATGAAGTTTGAGAATATAAAGGGAATTGTAATGTTTGGTGGAGCTGTCGAATACAGAGGTAACACTATCTGTGATCTTTCGAAAGTACTCAGGTATCCATTTAAGACGAATAAGCCATATCAGGTAAATTTATCTGGCTCCAAATACAATAAGGAAACAAAGATGTATGAAGGAGATGTTTTGTTTAATGATTTGAATAAGGCAGTAAGGTTTTTTATAGATGAGTGCAGGAAATACGATAGGAAGGATAAATAGAATGAAAACGATTATTTGTGGACCTCGTGATTTTACTGATTATGAGGAGTTGTGTTTAGCAATAGAAAAAAGTGGCATAGAAATTACGGAAGTAGTTATCGGTGCTGCCAAAGGTGCTGATGCTCTCGGTGAAAGATGGGCTAGAGAGAACGGAGTTAAGTGCGTAAAGTTCAAAGCTGAATGGAAGGATATTGATCATCCAGAAGCTATTGTTAAAGAGAATGCTTATGGTAAGTACAATGCTAAAGCTGGACCTATTCGTAACGAAAAAATGACTATGTACGCCGAAGCTTGTATCGCTATTGATACAGGGTCTAATGATAGTGCCGACATGATTCGTAAGGCAAAGGAAAAAGAGCTTGAACTGTATTGTCACGCTCCTTATGAGAGTGATATCTTGGATGCGGCTGCGGAGGTAGAGTTTTGAATAAATGGTGCATTCAATGTGAAGAAAAAATCACCGAAGAATTCAAGTGTCCCAATGGTCATTTTGAAACCATGTTTTTAAATAATGATCCAAAAACGAATGATCTATGGATATCTCCAGAGGCTATTGAACAATTAAGAATGTGTGGAAGTGAGGAAGCAACACAGAATGTTCTTGAGGATACTGTCACGAGAGGTAATATTAGATCAATTAGGTCAAAAATAGATAATATATATCGTGAACTAGAAGATATAGAGATGATTTTAAATGAAATTTACGAAAGAGAAAAGGAATAAATATGCCACTTAATTTTACGCCATATTGTGTCTTCGATTTCGAAACAGGGAGCCGTAATCCGCACAAGACCCAACCAACGCAGCTTGCCGCTGTAATGCTTGACCCTAGAACGCTTGAAATCAAGTCTGGGGGAGAGTTTAACAGTGAAATTCGTGCCGTTATTGATGATGAAAAAGCTATTGAACTAGGTCTTGACCCACTTGAAGATGGTGCTCTAAAAGTCACAGGAAAAACGAGAGAGCAAATAGATCAAGCACCGGAACTAGATATTGTCTGGAATAATTTTGTAAAATGGGTAAAAAAATTCAATAAAACTAGTAATTCTTTTAACGCTGCTATTCCTGTTGGCTATAATATAGTTGGATTCGACCTTCCAATCATAGATAGATTGTGTCGTGGAGAATTCAGTTCTGTTGGAGTGAGAAGTAAACAGGTTGGAGAGGATGGAAATCCTAACCTATTCAATAAAATCAGGAGTGTAGATGTAATGCAGAACGTTTGGATGTGGACTGAATCAAATCCTGATGTTAAATCTATCTCAATGGATAATAATCGTAGATGGTTAGGTTTTCCAGAAGAAAGTTTCGACAAGGCTCACGACGCATTGCAGGACGTTAAAGATACGGCGAACATCTTTATCAAGTTTCTTAAATATCATAGAAATATTGCTAACAAAACTAACTTTGAAAATGCTTTTGCTAAAACGGGGATGTACGTATGACGCCTAGAGATTTTTGTTATTGGTTACAGGGTTTTTTTGAAATAACGGGAAATAATGACGTAAATGGAGATTATGTCATGTTAGATAGCTATCAAGTTGAAAAAGTAAAAAAGCAGCTTGATTTGGTTTTCACTCACGAAATTGAAAAGCCACCAGCTTATTACAATAGCGTGATTATGACGGATAAGCCGAATAAAAATTATGATATATTCCCCACAACTGCAACATTAACTGACGGATCTACCCCCTTGAACCCTAATTATACTTTTGAGCATACGCTTGAAGATAATTATCCACAATGTGTTTATCCTAAGGATGTGCCACCACCTAGTTTATCCTAAGTATGTACCACCAGCTATTTATTGAGGGAAAAAATGGGAGAGAAGCTACCGATACCTAGAGGCAAGAGAATACCAGAAAAAGCCATTGTTGGAGATCCAATAGATGTTTCCAAATTCTCATATTTTAAGAATGGTGAATTTTATGGGTGTTTGAACCTAACTGAAGCAGAACACTACATAATTGAAGAAGAACTAAAAAGACTATGTAATGACAACTGCTTGACCTTACATTATTACCGAAAATTAAAAGAGGGTCATGTTCCATGCTATAGAGAGTTTAAGGTTAGCGGACATAAACTCAATATGAGTAAATTGGATGAGTATATAGAAGAAAGCGGTATCTTTAATCATTTAGAAAGAAACCCTCATACAGTTTGGAGAAAAGATGAGAAGTAAACAACACGATTATTACGGTGATATTACAAAATACGATATGAGACGGCAAACTTGGCCTCATTCTGGTAAGAGAAGCACTGCTGTTCAGGAGGGGTATCCGATTATGAAGATGCTCCCTAAAAGGATAGATCCTTGTCCTTGCGGTAAACCATCGGTGGATATAGAGTATATGGATCTGGACGAAAATGGAAAACCAACCATAAAGACTTCCGCTATTCCCGCTCCTTATAGAGACTGTTGTGAAGGTAAAAATAAATATGCAGACACTGAGTGATCATATAAGAAAACTCATAAATACCGATAGAAGAACTACGGCAAATAGATTGAAAAAGGTTACAGAGATTAAAAGATCTCTCGATAACCCGATGCAAACTCTCGAAGATGATATAAGGTATATCTGTGAGCAAGAAGAAATTTATTTTGGTGTTTCTCTTTCATATTCTATTTCTGACATTGTTGGAATCAATACTCAGTACGAATGTAGAACAGTTTTGGAAAATGCTCCAATTAACAAAGATTTAATTTTATGTGCTTCAGTTTCGAGCTATAATGAGATTAAGACAAAGAATGGTAAAAACCCCGGACAACTAATGGCATTCGTAAAACTTGAAGACTCAAGCGGAAGACTTGATAATGCCGTTCTTTTTCCCGATCAATACCATAGAAAAAACAAGGCTTTTCTTTATGAAGGAAGTGTTGTGATTGTGAAAGGTGCTGTTTCTAAAAATAGGCAACTTTTCATAATCGATGAATTAAAACAAGGATAAAGCCGACTGTCGGCTAAAAATAGTAACTTTTTTAGAGGAATGATGAATTATGAATCATTGTACGTTTGTAGGAAGACTTACTGGAGATCCAGAAAGTCGTGATGTTGGCACAAGTAGTGTCACCAAGTTTAGTCTCGCTGTTGAGGATCGTTATAGATCTAATGGCGAAGATAAGATCGATGTTGATTATTTCGATTTCGATTGTTGGGGTAACATGGGCAATGTGCTCTCTACCTATGCAAAAAAGGGCGATCAACTTATTGTTGAGTCTAGAGCAAAGCCTGAAACTTGGGAAGACAAGAATGACGGTACAACACGTAAAAAGACCGTCTTCAAAGTCAAGAACTTCTACTTTGGTGCGAAGAAGAGAGCTGCCGCTGAAACGGCATAAAGTTTACGATAGCTTACGGAGATATTCTGTATCTTCGTAGGCTTTTTTATTTGAGGTAATACTATGGACAGAAAAAAAAGAATCCTCTTTGTCACAGAATCGACAACAAAATCAACAGGTTATTCAGTATATAGTCGAGAGATCTTAAGAAGATTCTATGAATCTGGTCTTTTCTATGTTGCTGAATTAGCTTGTTTTTGTGATGCAAATGAGGATAGAGAGGCTATCGATAACACTCCTTGGGATGTAATTATCAACAAGCCTACTGATCCAGTTCTTTTAGAGGAATATAATTCCTACGATGCATTTGAGTTTGGAGAATACAACTTTAATGCCGCCCTGATTAAAGTGAAGCCTGATTTTGTTATGGATATTCGAGACTGGTGGATGCATGAATATCAGCAGAGATCAAGGTCGGCCTTTAGAGATTACTATAAGTGGGTTCCAATGCCAACGGTTGATTCGGAACCGCAGCACGAAATGTGGATTGAATCATATATTGATGCTGATGCGGTGTTTACATACTCGGAGTATGGAAAACAGGTTCTCGAATCTCAAAGTGATCACATTAGAATCATTGATGTTGCATCTCCCGCCGCCTCAGATTCTTTTAGGCCAATCCCTGAATCTAGAGAAAAGTTTGGAGTTATTGACGATAGCGTAATCTTTGGAACGGTAATGCGTAACCAAAAGCGTAAGCTATATCCAGAACTTTTCCGAACATTCAAAGATTTTATCTCAAGAAGCAAGGACAACAAAAACGCTTATCTTTACTGTCATACTTATTATCCTGACCTTGGATGGGATATTCCTAAGCTATTAATAGAATATGGGCTAACTGACAGGGTTTTATTCACGTATAAGTGTACTAATTGTGGATATTTAACGTGTAATTTCTTCCACGACGTAAACAACTTCTGTAGAGGGTGTGGAAACTTTAAGCTAAGTTTGATTGGCACTCATAATCCAATAAACGATGAAGAACTAGCTCATATCTATAACCTTTTTGATTGCTATATCCAATATGCGACAAATGAAGGGTTTGGTATGCCTCAGGTCGAAGCAGCGTATTGTGGTATTCCAGTCATGACAGTTGACTATTCCGCAATGAGTTCTGTAGGACACAATATTGAAGCCTTTATGATTCCTGTATTGCATAAGCCATACGAATCGGAAACTGGCTTGAAAAAGGCATTACCTAATAACGCTGAAGCAGTTAGACTTTTTAGAGAGATATACAACATGTCTTCAGAAAAAAGGAAAAAATATGGAGAAAGATCAAGAGAACTCGCCCTTAAGCACTATAATTGGGATAGGACAGCCAATAAGTGGATGAATTTCTTCATGAATGAGCCTGTTATCTCGGAAGATATGAGTACAACTTGGCTATCCCCACCAGAGATTTTAGATGCGGGTCCACCAGTTCCGAGCAATATCACCTCGCCAAAGGATCAGGCGACTTATTTGTTTGACAAGGTACTGCGTAAGCCAAGTTGGGTTCATGGTTTCCACTGGAGAAAATTGGTTAGAGACTTGACTTATCGAGGACACTTGAAGAGTACTACAAACGAAATTTACTTCTTCAATGAAAGTCACGTTAGGGATAACAAAAATAATTTTGTTGATTATGATAAGCATAAAGCCTACGAACAGCTTTCTCACAGTAGGGATCAATTCAATAAGCTAGAACAAGCAAGATGGGAACAGGTAAATAATGAAAGTAATCTACATAGGTAACTACAAAGACGGGACTGGTTGGGGCAATGCTGCACTCAATAATATTCTCGCTATGGACAAGGTTGGAATAGACGTTGTTCCCAGATGTATAACCTTTAATAATCAGCCGGTAACGGTTCCAGAAAGAATTCTTGAATTAGAGTCTAAAAGTTCAAGAGGGGCTGATACCGTTATTCAGCATACTTTACCTCCGCTATTTAGCTATAACAGTAATTTTAAAAACATCTGTCTTTACGAAACAGAGACTACAGATATTACTCAAGCTATGTGGCCTAAATTCATTAATCAACTTGATGAAGCATGGGTTCCAAATCAAAAGGGTAAAGAGACCTCATTACTTAGTAAGGTAAAAATCCCAATCGAAATTGTTCCTCATTGTATTAATGTGGACGAATATGATATTGGAGATAGAAAGACCGAGGTTTTTGAGCTACAAAAAAGCTTCAATTTTATCTTTGTTGGGGAATGTGTCGAACGAAAAAATATAGAGGCTTTACTAAAGGCTTTTCATACAGAATTTCATCCAAAAGAAAATGTGAAGCTAGTTATTAAAACTAGTATGCCAAACGTTAGCAGGGGAGACCAGTTCCAAATTCTTAATGATTATACGAACCAGATCAAGGATAGGTTAAAAATTAGAAAGAGATATGGTGGCGATGTTATAGTTGCAGATAGACTAGATAGAATCGACTATATTGGACTTTTGAAAAACGCTCATTGTTTTGTGATGCCCTCAAGAGGGGAAGCCTGTTGTATACCTGCTGTTGAGGCTGGAGTTATGGGTATTCCTGTAATTTATACTAGCGATAATGGAATGGAAGACTATGTTGATACTGGTAATAATTCAGTAGCTGCCAGTTGGGAACCGTGCTATAATTCAATGTCTTCACCTCCTGAACTGCATACCGGAAGAGGATATTGGAGAGAAATTTCAGTTTCCGCTTTAAGGGATAAAATGAGAGAGATCTATAGTGAGCATATTCTATCAATTCACGAATATGACAAAAGGTGTGATGAGCAAAAGAAAAAGGCTATGGAATTTAGTCACGAAAAAGTCGGTGAAATCATCAAGGAAAAATTATCATGAGAGTAGCTAACGCAAATAACTTTGTAATTGGGGCAATTCTTAGACGAGCTTCGTTGAATGAGGATACTCCGCTAAATGTAATCACATTCTGCACACATGAGAGATATGAGCAGTCATTGTCGAACACTGGACATAATTTTTACTCTCTCAAGGTTGGAAAAACTTGGAATAGTGACTATGGGATACAACCAAATAACTACCACCAAATGAGTAGTCTTCCAGAGCATATCAATTATGACCTTGTTCTCTGTCAGGACAGCGGTAGATATCACGAAGCTAAAAAAATTGCAAACATCTATAATATACCGATTATTATGTTAGTACATGTCTTGCCAGATGTTAGGTACGACGTTAATAAGCAAAGAGCTAATTTAATCGCTACGGACGCGGATAAATATGTTTTCATATCGGACTATAACCGAAATCAGTGGGGAATGACAGATGCAAATAATGCAGTAGTTATTAAACATGGTTTAGATACTGAATTTTGGGGGGATTACAAGAGAGATCGCAAGAAACGAATAATCTCAGTCGCTAATCTATTCCCCGAAAGAGATTGGTGTTTAGGTTGGAATCTTTGGTGTGAAACTTTAGGGTTTAATAGGGAAACTGGAGAATGCGATTTCCCGTTAGAGCTAGTAGGGAATAACCCTCCCTATTCAACGGCTGCTCACTCAACTCAGGATCTTCGAAAGAAGTACCACGAGTCGTTGATTTTCTTTAATAGCTCTCTCCATTCTCCGGTCCCTATGTCCCTCATGGAAGCAATGGCTTGTGGTTGTGCAGTTGTCTCAACTGAAACATGTATGATCCCAGAAATTATAGAAAATGGAGTCAATGGAATCATTTCAAACGACCCAGAAACTCTTAGATTTCACCTTGAAAAACTGATACATGACCCAGAAATGTGCGAGGAAATAGGCCAAAAAGGAAAGGAAACAATTCAAGAATACAATCTTGAAAACTTCTCAAAACAGTGGAACAACTTATTATATAGGACAATAGAAGATTATGAAAGTATACTTCTCTAAAACAGAACCAGAGATGAACGGATATGTTCATGTCTCTGATTTTAAGATGATGGATTTGTTGGTAGACGACGCACAGGCAGAAGAGATTATTGTTAACGATACTCTTTCGACGATTTCGTTCGACCAACTCCCTAATGTTTTTTCTTTGCTATGCTCTAAATTGAGAATGGGGGGGCAGATTGTCATTTATTACACTGATATGTCTCTGATTTGTCCTCAATACGAGAGAGATGAAATTCAAATAGAAAAGGTAAATGAACTACTCAGAAATAGAGAAAGCATTTTAAATGAAGATGTTGTTGCAAACCTTGTTTCTCAAAATGGACTTAAGATTGTAAATACTGGATATAATGCAAACTTTAAAGGATATATGGTGACAAAACGATGAATATTCCAATGAATAGTACTCCAAATATTGGTGTTTTACTTATTAGTAGAGACCGAGAGCCAAGTCTAATTCTAGATAGAATCAAAGATCTCGAACAACAGGAATTCAAACCTACGAGAATCATTTCTTGTGTTAAGAGACCTGAGTTTGTAGAAGAAACAATGAAGATTCTTTCAGAGAATAAAGAGAAGACCAATATAGAATACAATATCGTTCAACTCTTTGACTTTGTTCATCGTGATCTTGAAATTGTTGATGAATGCTATCGTTACAATATGGGATATCTTATGATATTTGAAAGTAATAAGGAAATTCCTAAAAATGCTTTTTCCCAATTAAACGAATTGCTTCAAACTGGTAACGGAGTTTTCTATATCGACCCATATAAAGGCGAAGAACTACACGGCATGACGATCCACTGTCGTGCTTTTGAGAAATTATATGGCAACAAGCCTGTAATTCATCCAGATGGAACTGTCGATAAAAGAACTTTTGCGGAAAGAATAAGAGAACTTTCAGAAGTTAAGGGGGCTGTGTGAAATGAAGAGAAGAAGCTTTTTAGGGGGATTGATTGGTGCTGTAGTTGGTGGTCCTGCTGCAATTAAAGCCTCAGAAGAATTTGAAAAAAAGCCGGAAGTTTTATCGTATCCACCCTTGGATTCTCCTGATATTAATACGATCCCCTGTTCTGGTTTTATTACGACATGTAGTGGTGGTGCTTTTAGATCTAGTAGTGGAAATATAACTTTCTCTTCTAGTCTATTCGGACCCAATGAAGGATGTAACACAAAACTATGAAAAAACCAGAAGTAACAATCATACTCACAAACTATAATTACGAGAACTATGTTCGTAGTGCAATAAAGAGCATTATAGAACAGGATTACAAAGGTCAGCTTAATCTTGTTATCGTTGATGATGGTTCTACAGATCGTTCGCAAGAACTGATTGATTACGAGTTCTTTGCCGATGAGGACAGCTATGAAACTAAGGAGACAAATCAATCCTTCTATAGTGGTAAAATTTCTATGGAAGAAACAGTCATTGATTCTGTCAACCTCCTCTTTATCATGACAGAGAATAGAGGGGCTAGTGTTGCTCGTAATGTCGGAATAAATTATGGTCTACGAAAGTTTCCTAAGACTAAGATTATAGGAATCATTGACGCTGATGATGAATACTATGCAAATAAAGTATCTAGACTTGTCGAAAAACTTATGGAGCATAAGGAAATTGGTGTCGCTTATTCTGACTACGATATTCTGAAAACATATGACGATAAGTTTTATACAAAAAGAGAGCATAAAGAGCCTTATTCAGCGTTGGGCCTTAGAAATAAATGCATAGTCTCTAGCGGATCTCTTGTCAAGGTTGAATTCTTGAAGAAAGTAGCAAAAGAAAAAGAGTACTATAATCCAAAGCTTCACGGACCAAAATCTGAGGGATTCATTGGATGTACCGAAGATTACGATCTATGGTTGAGATTGTCTAATCATTGTATTATGGTTCATGTGCCAGAAACTCTTTCACTGGCTAAAGAACACGGAGACAACCAAAGTCTTCAAATGACTCCAGAGATTTTTCAGCAGAATGCACAAATAATCATGGGTGGCTAAATGACAACAGTTCAGATTAAGAGACAGGGACTTAACCCAACAGTAGTTTTGTTATCTGCTGGTGTTGGAAATCGTATAAAGACAAACGAACCTAGAGCGTTGATAAAATACAAGAATTCCTGCATTATAGATCATCAAATCAAGACTATTGATAATTCTTTCAATGGATGTGAGATAATCGTTGTTTGTGGGTACGATTCTCACAGAATCAGCAAGCGTACTGAAAAGTATAAAAATGTTCGCATTGTTGAAAACGAACTCTATGAAAAAACGGGGGCTGCGTCTAGTCTGAGATTAGCTTTGAACAATACGAAGAATGATAAAGTTCTTTTTATTCATGGAGACATTATATTTAATGGGGAAACGATAAGAAACGCTGATTATTCAAGATCTTTCTTGGCTATTGATTCATTAGGAATGATGAATGAGAGAGAGGTTGGAGTTGTGATCAAAGACAATAAACTTGCCTCAAATCTTTCTTTTGGACTTAAAGATCAGCCGAGGTGGTGTCAAATCGCTTATCTTACTGGTGATGAATTAAAAGCGGCGAAAAAAAATATCAATATCAACTCTGATTTCAATAAGAAACAATTGACTTTCGAGTTCTTGAATACTATAATTTCATGTGGAGGAGAGTTCAAGTGTTACGAGCCAAAAAACATGAAAATATTTGAACTCGATTCAATGAGGGAATTTTTAGAAGAACAGGTAAATATATGAAAATAATGATTCAGTCCGATGGAATGCACGCTCACTATTATCAGAGGTTAGCTTGGGCTAACGCCTTTAATTCCATCCCCGGATACGAAGCCAAACTATGGTGGAGTGGACAAACTCCTGCTTACGACGCCTTTGATATGTATGAGCCAGATATTTTCCTTGGGCAAACATACAATCTTAGTAAATCGGTGATCGAGTGTATTAAAGAGAGACCTCACCTTAAGGTTGGGTTACGTGCTCCAGATTGGGGATCTCAGGAAACAGATGAAAGATTTCGTATTCTTAAAGCTACGGACGAAGAAAAGAGAGCTGTAGAAGAGTTGAAAGAAAAGACTGGTCAACCAGTGTTTCTACATATTCATTATCCAGAGTACGCACTAGAAAATACTCACAACAAATGGGCTGAAACCGGAGTCTCGGTGAAATCAATTATGATGTGTGCCGACATAAACTCATACGCACACGCTAAATATGTTCCAGAACTTGCTTGCGATATTGGTTTTGTTGGTGGTTACTGGCCCTACAAGGGACAAGTTATTGATAAATATCTATTACCTATCTGTAATGATAGTGGTTTAAATATTAAGATTTTTGGAAATCAACCTTGGACTGAAACGGATAGATATTGCGGAACAATCGAAGATCAGAATGTAAGACACTTGTTTACTTCATCTAAGATCTGTCCAAACTTGTCTGAGCCACACGCCCAAGAATACGGGTATGATGTGAATGAAAGAGTATTTAAAGTAGCTTTTTGTGGAGGATTCTGTTTATCAGACCATGTAGAGGGGATGAAACATGGATCTGTTTTTGGAGAGTTTTTGGACACAGCAAAATCTCCTGAGGATTTTAAAGAGAAGATGTATTACTATCTTGATAATGAAGAAGTTAGAAAGGGGAGATCGGAACAATTACGTTCAGTTGTTGTAAACAACCATACTAATTTCCATCGAATCGAAGAAATATTAGACGGTTTCGGGATTAAAGAACCGAAGATTAAGGAGTATCAGGATGC